CAGTAAGCAATACTGGCCGTTGATTTGACCATATCGCCAACACCGTCTGCGATCTCCCTTGGATATACTTTTATGTTCATATTTTTACCTCAGACAATTATACACAAAAAAATATTTTTTTTCTAAAAAAGTTAATTTTTGTCAAAAAACTGCTCTACGTAAAGTCCTACTACCATCTTCTTGTAATTTTCCATAGTAACACTAGTGCTCTTGATGTACTTGTATTCATTGGGTATTACGTTTTTGGAGCAAAGCGCTTTATGTAAATTAGCATCAGAAAGCTCACACATTGGATCTAGGGCAAGAAATGCTGCTAATTTAATTTCTTCTAGTTCAGAAGACTCGTCTTTCGTTAGCTGTCTAGCATTAGACTTGCCTTTAATTTCAAGGTAGCCTTTATTAATATGCTGAGTGGACTCGAAAGCTGATGTGGCCCAAAATATCAGTTCTGCAACCCCCGGAGTGCTTCTAGGAGTTTCCGTTCTTTTCTTTCTTGGAGCAGTGTCTTGCTTTTGCGGAGGACGACCGTTTGGCTGTGGAGGCTTTTGTTTTTGCTGCTGATCTTTAATCTTGGTATTGATTTCGCCTTGCTTGGAGATCTTTTCCATGTCTTTTTCATGGTTTGCATTATGAAAGGGACTCGCTTTTTCTGGTAGTTTTTCCTTGTCGCGTAGCTTGTCTTCTCTTTGAAGCCTAACTTTTTCGACTGTAGGAACTTCTTTAAATCTCTCTAGAATCGTTTCGTGAGAGATGATATCGCGGTCAGCCAGCTGGATCAGAAGGTTTTTCTCAGCTGCTTCATCAGAAAGGCTCATTTGATCATAGACAATATGAAAAGGTTTTGCAAAACCCATAGCTTTTCTTACGTATTCTAACTCACCTTCCCAAAACTTGGTTAATTGATCTCTACCGTATTGTAATCGTTCAACCATAGTTTTTAGCGATATAAAGTTATTAGTAAAGCCGCCGCCGTTTCCGGCCATGCCTGTGAGTGTTGGGGGAACACCAAGGCCAGCATAAATGCTGTTTAAGACGGCTTGATATTTTTCAGATCCTAAGAATTTATGAACTTGAGAATTGCTTTCAGTGAATTTAAGCTCAGGTCCATATACTAACTCCATAGTTCCACCACCAGTATTGGCAGCAAGAATATTTCTTAGTTTATTAACACCCTCTTTAGTTGGGAATACTTTATACTCAAAATTACCTAAAGTCCATAATCTTATGTTTGATATAGCTCCATCTAAAGCTGCGAGGTCTGCTAACTTCATTTTTTCTAACATGATTATGTCGTCTAATATGGCGTATACCATAGGATGCGCCCATTGCTGCCAATCATCTTTTTTATAGAAGAAAACTGACAGTCTGTCTGGATCTAAAGTAACCTTTCTTTTTTGTGTTCTATAAGCCTCTTGGACATCTGGAGGTAGCGTTTCTAAGACATTTGCGGGTATTACTTCGTCTTTATAATTATCAAAGAATGTGTGAGTGCTTACTTGAAATGTTCTTTGGCCTAGAAATAGATTTACATCTGCGTCTTTCATTTCGATGGATAAAGGGTTAAAGAAATTGTACCTCCAAGGAACTAGAGACTGTTGTATAGAAGGTATTTCAAGTACAACATCTTCGTCTTTTGCTGCTAGAGACTTTATATATTTTTTAATATCAGGTGTTATGTTGGCATAGCTCTTATAAACAAAAGCGTGTCCAGTCCTGTATAGATTATTTAGAAATCTTTCAGATCTTTCTTTTCCAGAAACCTTTTTCCACCATTGCCTGATGAACTTCTCAGCGCCTTTATTTTCGTGTACGATATTTATCCCTTGTGAGCCAAAGTCACCCATTAAATCAATGATATTACGAATTATTCCAACTTTATCGTAAGCGTCCATGCTCATCTTGATAATTCTTTTTGATTTTCGAGGAACATCTTCGTTTGGCCTGAAAGCGTAATAATCCTCACGAGAGAAATGAGGTTTTACACTACGATTAGGCTCTATATCTAAGAAACTTCGATGGTGAGCGCGAGCTATACCATCATATGATTCTCCAGCTTCTGCAAATTGTTGAAAAGCTACTGCGCGACCAGCTAAATCGCCTTCGTTATACGTGATTAATGATTTATCTGACATTCCAAGTTCCTCTAATGTGATTGTAATTGGACTACATATACATTATACACAAAAATTAATATACATCCTTCATTTTGTCTACGTACCAAGAAGGGCCATCGTATAACTTACCTGTAGGATTCTTTTCTTTTTCCATTGTGGCGAATCCTCCGTAGAAATTGTAGGTTACAGGATCTGGGATTCTGGCTATGACTCTAGCAGCCATGTTAGCCATTAGTAAAGCAGAATACCTATCTTTTCTCATTTTGCCTTTCTTTCCAGTGCCAATAATAGTTTCTGGTGTATCCCATTTATCACGACCAGCAGTCGTTTGACTAATCTGAATCATAGCAAGCTCATCTTTAAGCTCTTCAATTTCCATTACACAATTTTCTAGAGTATTGTAATTTCTTCCTTTTAATCCATCTTCAACAGCCGAGATGCCTAAAGTGATAGGGTCGAACATTGGAAATAAGAGTGCTTTATCCTCTAAGTCTTTTCTCATTCCATGATTTGCTTCAGAAAGCCATTCATATTTAGCAAACTGGCACAACTCTAGAATATGCAATCCACGGTGATCATCCGTGTCTTTAGGCTTATCTTCGTCGATAACCTCCCAGATTGGACTCTCTCCGTCTTCTAGGTGGGCTTCGTCATGTAAAGCCTCCATAACAGCAACGCCTCCACCTTGCTTATCCAACGCGATATGGACGCAAGGAAAGATCTTCATTAGATCTCTAATTTTTCTAGCACAATAGGCATAAAAGTCAGCCTCTTTTGAGAAACCTGACTTAACCATATCTTTATGCTCTTCGCGATTAGTGGTCCAGCAGTGAACTATTCTTCTGTGGTCAGGATTTACTTCTAACACAATAATACTAAAGTTATCGACCTCAGAAGCAGGGTCAACTCCAAATACATATTTTTTGTTCGGATCGCCTCTTAGTTGAGCCTGAAAACAAATATTGTTTCCTTCTTTGTCTTTTATAAAATGTTTTTGTTCGTTTTCAACATCTGTTACAACACAAGATTCTACTAATGATCTTTTGAAAAACCCTTGTGAGTCTCTAGTAAAACAAGCTCCGTACTCCATTTGATATATACCAGTATGCATAGTTGCTTTTGATCTTGCGACTTGTGCGGCATCCATGAACCCTTCTGGCAATAACTCGTATGGAACTCTGATAATAGAATAGTCTTGCCAATTAAACTCGGGGGGAGGATCTTCTCCGAATATTTCTCTTAGCCTAGAAGGTTTACCTTGACTTTTAATAATTTTACGCCAACGTTTCCAATAGTCAGCAAAGTGATTCCAGTCATAGTAAGCTGTACCAGAAAGAATAAGCTGGTTGTCTAGCTTTTTAATAGTAGATACTGCGGACTGTTCGTCATCCCACTCTATGCCTAATTCCTTAGCTTTTTTCATAGCGGCTATTCTCTTTACATTTTCCACAGGGTTTGAACTAACTGCACCAAAACCGACAACAACTGTTTCGAAAATCAGTTTTGGTATAGAGCCGAACTCGTCACCGATGATATCGTTAGCTCTTTGACCACGAATTTTAGTTCCGTCACCAAGCGGTAAGCAGGTTATCCTCGATTTATTTATACGCATTACGCATCTGTCAACATCTCTCCTTGGTCCACTATTTGAATCACACATACTTCTGAGTATAGGAGCGTTGTTCCATATCGTTTCCATATACTCAAACAGAACTTTTGATTGTCGGAAAGCAGCGCCAACAACAACAATTTTTCTATCAGGTATTAGTAAAGCCCTAAGCATTGCGTAAAGAGAAAGAGAAAAAGACTTACCAAATCCTCGACTAGCGATTAGCATAGGAAATTTTCTATTCCACATTTCATTAAGAAATAATGCTTGAGAAGGTAGCAAATCTATATTGAAGATATGTTTACATATAAAAGAAAGATATTCTGGACGTGACATCAGCCATGTTAACCTGTAAGGCGCGTCTTTATCGTCCCAGTTTATTATGTCAAAAGGATTGATGATTTTATTCTCGTCAATGCCGTTAAGACCCAACCACGCTTTATTTATTTGTTTTAGTTCGCTCATTTTTTAAGGCAGTCTATGTTTGGGTATTTTCTTGTTTTAAGAACACCGTCCGCAAATCCATAGTAAACAGCTTCTTCAGCTGTTAAGTACCAATCACCATCCTTGAATTTTCTTTTTAGATAGTTCTTTACTTTTTCATGTGTAATATCTGTGTATTTTTGTTTGAAGTATTCGCCTTTAAGACATACGTCTGAGTATATATCTAACATGTCTTCGCAAATCTTTTTATCTAATTTAATAGCGTTATGTACATTTAAGTATTGACCAGCTTCCGCCGTGGTCCCATAATGTACCATAAACCAAGCGCTAGGTGTCAAGATTCTTGCGTCTGCTGCTTGTAACACAACTGTAGACATGGATTCGGCCTGTCCGTAAACAACAATTGTAACGTGCGCTGTGCATAATTCGATAGCGTCAAATATAGCCATTCCCGCCGACCAATCGCCGCCAACTAAGTTCATGTGAATCAAGATTGGTTCTTGAGAGATAGAATTTAGTAGTCGGATGTTTTTTATGAACTGTGGAACAATCCTAAAGTCTAAGCCAGCATCATCCTCGTCTGACGATATATGGCTATGCAGATAAATTTCCCTCTTAGCGACATCTAGACCGAAGTGATTAATATCGGTAATAGTGTCAATCTTTATGCTCATTATTTCCTCCCAATAGTATAGAATTCATTTACTCTTTTAAGTATACTGTTTACTACCAACTTAGCATTCTTTCTGTTTCCGCAAAATATAACATGTACTTTATCATACATCTGAAACTCGATTAGCATTTTCAGTATGTACTTATTGGTTATTCTGATCTGGCTCCATTTTGATTCTGGTATGTCAGAGCCTTCTGGAAAGTTCATGACATCTTCTAATGAGAATTCTAAAACAAGAAACTTAAATTCAAAATCCTTCATTCTATCAATTTCTGCCATAAATCTTTTTTTATCTTTTCCTAGATTCCCTGCTAATTCAGATACACTTGCTTTTCTTTCAATACACAGTTTATCCTCGAACCCTAAAAGCGAATAATCGCCCGTGTCTAGCTTTCTCTCGATCATTCCATTGCAAGAAAAATACTTACCGTGGAATTTATCGAAAGTATAGCCATCCTGTTCGCGCGTATCTTTTATTACTGTGTAGGCTGGGGCTTTAGCCATATTTACCTCCAACGATAGGGAACGTAATAGGTGAATGGCTGACAGGATCTGTATTGCCAGTAACCGTATGTTCCACCAATGATAACGTTGCTATTTGGACCAACTACTGCTCCGGGGGTATAGCTCCAGATTCCTGTACCACGATAAATCGTAGTGGGCGGATAATAGGTAACATTTCCCCAGTAATTATGGTAGTGCGCGGCAGAGTGCGGATGCGTATGCCAATTTCCATTGTGTTGGTGTGGATAATTATACTGAGCAAAGATATTAGATACTAAAAACAAATTGACTGCAAATAAAATTAAGATTAACCAAGTTTTCATTTTTTGTCCCTCACGATTTTCATAAAAATTGATTCGTATAGATGTTCCTGACCCGTGATTTGGTCATGACACCTGCGGCATAAAGTAATGCCATTATCTAATTCATATCTTAGCGAAGCGGCTGTTGACCACTTTCGAATATGATGCGCTTGTAGCCCTTTCTTTTTAGCTTTGCATCCGGGCATTTGGCAACAGAAATTATCGCGCTTGTATACTTTTATCCTCCAGTCTTTATAGATTGGATCATCGAAGTTACGCCTCATCTTTACAAATTACCTTTTTAATAGATATATCGTTTATTATTTCTTTTATTAACATAGCAGTTTCGGTAGACTCGTCTTGTTTTAAGAGAATCTCTGATAGTTTACAGTAACCTAAATAACATGCATCATCAGGATTTTCTGCCTCTATAAATATATAGGGATTTTCATGGTTAAACTCTCGCAATCTAAACTTATTAAGCCTTGATAAAACTGAAGTCATATCAAATTCTAGAACGTATATTTTCATGTTTTTAAGTCATGGTCAACCATCATTTTAACAAGTTCTTCAAAACTAGTTTCGGGGCGCCACCCTAACTTCTCCTTAGCTTTTTCGTTATAACCACGTAAGTAGTCTACTTCTGCTGGCCTGTAATATTGTGGGTCTTGTACTACAAAGTTAGACCAGTCTTCTATATCTACGCAATTAAATGCTACGTCTAGGAATTCCTTAATCGTATGTGTTTCGCCAGTGCAGATAACGTAGTCGTCAGGAATATCCTGCTGCAACATCATCCACATGCCTCGCACATAATCTCCAGCGTACCCCCAATCTCTAAAAGCTTCTAAGTTGCCTAGACGTAGCTTAGGGAAAGATCCTAAATGTTCTTTTGTGCTTGCGCACTCAAAAACAATCCTATCCTCTTCGAATTTTGTTTCGATAACCTTTAATGTATATTCTTTTCTTACTGACTTTTTGTATTTGATGAAATCACCAACCCACTTTGTGATTTTTCGAGTAACGAAACTTTCGCCTCGTCTTGGTCCTTCGTGGTTGAATAAGATTCCGGCTGATGCGTGAATTCCATACCCCTCTCTGTATAATCTAACCATATAATGAGCAGCACATTTCGCGATAGCGTATGGTGATTGTGGGAGGAATTTTGTTTCTTCGTTTTGGTATTTTTCAGATTCTGTTTCGTCGTAATTTTTTCCAAACATTTCAGAGGAACTGGCTTGGTAAAAGCGAGCTTGGGTTAATCCTAGATCTACCATCGACTGCAAAATATTAAGACAGCCCTTCCCGGTGACATCCCAAGTGTATCCGGGCTGGTTGAAAGACACAGCTACATGGCTTTGCGCAGCTAAGTTGTAGATTTCATCTACGTCGTCGTGTTCTTTAAGAAGTTGCAGTATGCTACTTACATCGGTAATGTCACATAGAGCCAGCATGAAATTCGGATGTCCCGATGTATGGATAATCCGCTCGGTGGTATCGACACTGGAGCGCCTAGCTACTCCAATGACCTTGTATTGTTTTTCGAGCAATAGGTCTGCTAAATGCGAACCGTCTTGCCCTGTAACTCCAAAGATAATTGCTTTCCTCATTAAATCTCCTTTATTTCCAATGATCCCCACATATAGGTTTTGGCATAGTTAAAATACATTTCTCTTTATTTTCGTATCCAAGCTCATGAGAAATCATGCCCCCAAATTCAGACCAACAGAATGGGTACTTTGAGCCTTTGAATTTAGCAGTTGATTCATTATTGTATCGAAAATGCACTCCGCCTTTTACAGCACCTATATGATAAGTTCCGGGGTTGTTTTTAAGTGTGTCCATATTATCATCTAGTATTTCATGCTGCACCTCTCTCCATTTTTTTGCCATACTAGTTCCTTTTTTGTAGACCCAGTGTCCACAGCCGGGAATTAAATGGGCGTTCCTCAGCATAATGATGCATTCTGATGGATCAATTTTTCTGGCAGCAGATTCGCTTCTTAATGCAACACCGCCACCACCAGATTCACTATACGATACCATAAATGCTTCTTCATTTGCTTCTAGTTGTTCAAAATACGGATTCCAATCAAATTCGCAAATTTTGATGTCACTATATCCACAACCATAAAAATATGCAAAGTATGCTTTCCAGTAATCGCATTTATGAATCGCGCTTAGATATTTATATCCTTCATGAAAAGGTTCTATAATATATTTATTTATATTTTTATTTGTTACTAGCTCTATCTTGCATCCAGATTTATCTATTAGCGATTTTAAAGATGCTTGTCTTGTTTCTGACAAATCATTATCGCTACACCAAAATACATGTATTTTTCTATCCATAATTATTCTTTCACTGTATCCGGAGTTAGGAATGGCTGATCAACCATCCCATCAGTATATTTATGGTATTCAGATAATCTATTTTTTTCTTTTTCCATAGCTATACGCATAAGCTCCATGTCCCTTCCATACTCTAATGTTATTTGGGGATTGCTTATGAGGTAGCTAATCCAGCCCGCCCAGCTTTTTTCTTTATCTTCAAATCTCTGGACACGCTGCTCTCTTGTTGCCTTCATCTCCTTTAGCATTTTGTTCTTCTTGTCTTGTAGATCTCGGTAATCTCTGTTCAATGACTCCTGAGAAGCCCTGAGAGAAGCTATCTGGCGTTCTAAGTTAAAAACCGTCTCAGTGTCCGCATCTGTACCACGCTGCCTCTCCTCGGCTATGAGAGCCTCGAAAGCACTTATGTTTTCTATGTTAGCCTTGTTTGATTTGAGACTGCGGTTCATTAGTAGTTCTAATTTTATTAGATCTACGACCTGTATCTCTTCAGTTGGTATAACATCGTCAGCAAACTGAGAAATAATTCTTGTCCAATGATACTCAAACAGTTTTAATTCGTCTTGTGTGAATTGAGCCTGTAGTTCAACCCAGTATGGTCTAAAGGAAAGATCATATTTAGCTTTCTCTTCATCAAATTTCCTTCCTAACCAAACGGGCTGTGGAAAAACGCCTTTTGCGACTTTTTTCTTGATAAAATCTAAAACACTGTTTTTATCTCTGTCTAGGTCAATGGATATCTGTTCAAAGCCTATATCTATATTTTCTAGTATGTATTTCTCTTCTTGCTTGGATATTCTACCCTTCTTCATAATAGCCGTACTCCCATAGGATATTTTGTATATTATCCGTTATCTCTTCTTTGCGCTGTTTTGTTATGTATATATCATTGATCATTTTCAGGTAGTCCATACGCATATTAGCTGGTAGGTGAGTATCTACAATTTTCATCATGTCCTGAGACTCGATATCTTCATAGGAATTTGAGAACTTTTCGTTTTCGTCAATTATGGTTTCTTGGTAATCTAACTGTGCTGGTTTTAAAACTCGCTGACGCTCGGGATTATCGTCTCCGACGAAATGATTGTCACGAACGAAGTTTTTGAGCCTGTTGCTTAAATTGAAGCTCAGGAAATTTTCTAACGGGCGAATTTCATCATATCTGTTAAGGGCTTCCATACAAATAATAAAGGATTCCTGTTTCATGTCATTAACAGTATATCCGTAGAATGTATATCTGGGTGCAATTCTATCTACTACAATGTTTATTTGGTCTATTACTTGTTGTTCTGTCATTCCTTTAGGTATCTTCATTTAATTTACCAACCTCTATTTCTAACCATTGTGATCCATCCCAGAACTCTAACTTCCGGGATCTTTTGTTAAAAAATATAGTACCAGCATCTGGTGACTTGGGGCGCGACGAAGGAGATAAACTGATGCCGTTATTGATTGTTAATAGATTGTCGTCGCTATTTAGAATTTTGATGATATCATCTTTGTTGCCGGTCTTTATATCACCGTTTTCTCTATACAGAAAACTATTTTCTTCTAAGTAAAAAAATCCGTCTGCCATACATATGGTATTTTCTAGTGGAATTGGCAGTTTGTTTGGATAAAAACTATGTATCCTTATTTCAGCGCCGTCTTTGAATGACTGTTTGGCGAGTTTTTTTGCTCTTCCGTTTGTTTTTGTTCCTAAAACATCTATTCGTTGTATCCATGACCGGCCTTTGTGTTTTTTTACAATGCCAAGACCGCTTTCTTCGCGGTATTTGGTCTTTACTAAATAGAAAATATACTGGCCGGATTTTATTTGTGGGGCTTCTTCGTTTATATAAAATCTATCATCTTTGAATTGACCAGATAAATCAAGATTGGGTATCGTCTTTATCTTCATCGTCGTCCTCTTCTTCTTTTTTAGAAAGAATATCAGCCAAAGATTTGTCATCTTGCTCTAGATCTCTAGTAACTTCTTCCTGAAGTTGCGCTGTAGACTTCATTGTAACTTCAGACTGGACTTTTTTACAGCAGTTTGGTTTTTTACAAGACATGTATTCTCCTTTTAAAAATTTCGTTACAATATATTATACACCAGAAAGCGAAAAAATACGAAAAAGAAATTGGTAAACATGTAAAATTACGCTATAATATGTAGTGCGATGGTTGCAAAGCGCACAAAATCCATAGAATATTCGTAAAAAGTGGTTAATTAGGCTGAGACCCCACTCTAGTCTGTATGGATAGGAAAGTGACCGGCGAGTGAACAAGCGCTCCAAGGTCAGGCAAAATTTTTTAAGACAGGCACTGCTGACAAGCAACCTGCACCTGTGAAGACGCAGAAATAGAATTTTGTAATTGAGAAGATTGTTGAGTTTAAAGACCTGACTGCTTTCCGGCGCAACCATATACCTTCACAGGTATAAATGGACTTGGTACGCTCATACGGAGCGATAATATTTTTTAAAGAAAGAGAGTTTTGTTTTGAGCGTTACATACAAGACGGCGCTTAGGTTGCTACAGGGCGGCCTTGAGGGGCTTGACGGCGATGCTGTGATGTTTATGTTGAGAGTGTACAGTAAATTAGTGATAAAAGAGAATATTGACCGCGATGAAAGGCGGAGGATCAGGAAAAAGTTTAAACAAAGAAAGAAGCGATGGGGTTATTGCAAGCCTGCCTCTTGTGTGTGTTGTGGGGAAGATGCAAGCGAGGTGCATCATATTATTCCAATAAGCAGGGGCGGAACGAACGACAAAAATAATTTAGTGCGTGTTTGTTGGGATTGTCACAAAGAGATTCATTGCTAGGAGTAAATATGATTTTCTTAAAATTCATTGCGGTGTTTTTTGTTGTTTATTTTTTGGGGCGACTTGTGGATCGAATCAAAGGAGTGTGAGGCGCGAGACGCATGGTTTGGGTAATACATATATAAATATATTTCTGAATTGTGTATGAACCACCCCTCGTTTTACAGAAAAGGGTAACCTTAAGCACTTTGAAGATAAAACCCCCCGCCAGTATCGTCATAAGTCGTTATATAACACGGATTTACGTCATTTTTAGAGGCGCCTCGCGTCGTAAGTCCTTATGTAGCAATGACTTACAACTATTTCAACTATTTCCATAAAAATCGTTCAAATCAAGATTTTATCTGCGGGTAAACCATAGTTTTCGCAGTTATGTATATATGGGGAGGGATAAACCTCTCAAAAAAAACTTTCAATAAAATTTGAAAATAACCTTAAACCCTCTTGACAAATCTGCCGATATATGTATAATAGAAGCATGACAAACAATAATCAACTAAAAGGTAATACAATGAACTTTGATCTTAACAACTACGGACGTTCTTACATGACTGTAACCGAAATCGTTTCCACCATGATTAAGAATGGTGAGCAAGAAAGCGATTCAACCAAGTACACCAACAACTTTGAAGAATGGTGTCAAGTTGTTAGCCTGTTTCAGAAAATCAACGGTGTTTGCAAACTGCAAGCAGAAGTAGAAATTCTTTCAAAATAATTTAAGTTTACCCTTGACAGTTGCCGATAAATAGTATATAATAAGAACATGAAAGAAAACAAAATGCAAAACACTATCAAACACATCCCCATTAAAGTTATCGTCACAGTAGACGGCGAACGATTCGGCAAACACATCGGCGTTAGCCCTTGGCTTGGCCACCAGCAGATTGATGATTATGTTACCGATTGGGTAGCTGATGAATGGGCCGACTATGCTGCGGCTCGTATCACCAAAGTAGAATGGATTTATATCTAAGGAGTATTTATGTTCGATCAAGTACAATGCGTTGAAGATTGCGGTAACGGCTACGGTTGGAGTATCGTCAACCTCGGCCACACTTATGAATTGGCTGTGCTGAAAGATAGCTACATCTGCTACAACACCAACATTACCAGCGATGTGGTGCGTGGTAGCTGGGATGATATGATGGCTTTGACTGAGCGGGTTAGATCGCTGTAAGTCCTTGCCCTATAACAACTTAGGGCTTGGGCGGCGGCCCGCCGCGACGTAAGTCCTTGCTATATAACGACTTACGACGATTCTTAAAAACTTTGTAAATCTTTTAGAATTTCTCTGGATTCCCCTTGACGTATCTGCCGATATGTATATAATAAGGGCATGACACAATCAAACACTTTCTTGAAAGGCTTTGCCATGAATTCTTTTGACTTCCCACAATGTGACGATTCCGCTGTTTCTTCTGCTGACTGGGCTGAGTACCAGCAGTGGGTGGATTCTGTCGATTCCCGTTGTCCGTCCGATGAGGACGTTGCCAATGCGGAATTGGCCGAAGCGGCCTACGATTGGTCGGATGAGGCTA